AAAAGAGTTGTCTGAAGATTCTGTTATGACCGATATTATGCAGTTTCTTCATATCGATCCTACCCGAGGTGCTCTTGGTGATGAGTTTTTTGAGCGTTCTTTTTGTAGTCGTTTTTATATATTTTTTCGGCACTGTGAGAGTTTCCTGTCTTCGATGGGATTCTCTCTTTTCTCTCCTCGAGTAGATTATAATAGGATTCATTCCGCAATTAAGTTATCTAAAGAGTTTTTTGATGTCAGAGAAAAACAAAGCCTCAAAGATCTTTTTTCAGATTCTCAGTCTTTTGCAAGCGATTGGTCGGATATTTTTTGGAATCAAACGGAAGCAAGACAAAGAGAATTCGCAGAATCCGGATTAGGTTCTGTGTGTCGTTCCAAACTTTCTGCTCTTGTACATTCGAAGGTGAAGCATCGGCATTTGAATGATATGAATAATTTTTTCACGGAGAGAGCTAATTATAATGTCTAGTCGTCGTCCTTACAAGGCGTATTTGTATCAGTCTTCTAATATGTTGGAAGATAATCAGTTTTATCTTGTGACTGAGATTTATTTGAATGCTCGATCTTTTATAGAATTTTCTCATAAGGTTGCGAAGCTGAATCAGATTCTTTCGGATTTTCATTATGCAGAATCTTTTTATTCTGTTGTTAACCTTGGCGATATTTATTATCGCGAAATTTAATTTTATGGCTTCAAATTTATTTTCTTTTGGAGACGTTCGGAATCATCCTCACAGGTCCGGTTTCGATCTTTCTCGTCGTATCTGTTTTACCAGCAAGGCTGGTGAACTTTTGCCAGTTTATTATAAACTGGTTTATCCAGGTGACAAATTTCAAATTCGTCATCAGTTGTTTACTCGTACTCAGCCTGTTAATACAGCTGCATATACTCGTATTCGTGAATATTTGGATTGGTATTTTGTTCCGTTGCGTTTAATTAATAAGAACCTCCCACAGGCTCTTATGAATATGCAAAATAATCCGGTTCAGGCATCAGGTATCGTATCCAATAAATTGGTTACGTCTGATATTCCTTGGGTTTTATTGTCTCATAATTCGAAGAATCTTGGTATTGGAAATCTTTTGCTTACTATGTATAAGGGAGATGCCTCTGTTGACATTAATCCTGTAGTTAATTTTTTTGGATTTAATTCAGGTACTCTTGGAACTAAGCTGGCTATGATGCTTCGTTATGGTAATTTTATGCCTGGTTCTTATTCTGATTCTACTCCCGGTGCGTATTCTTTGGGCCTTTCGAAGTCTGATCTTGATTTGCGTGCCTATAATTCTTCTTATGCTGTGAACATTCTTCCTTTTGCCGCTTATCAGAAGATTTATGCAGATCATTTTCGTTTTTCCCAATGGGAAAAGAATGAGCCTTATACTTATAATTTTGATTGGTATTCTGGTGGAAATATTTTTAACACCTTTTCTCTTGGTGCTGCTAGTTCTACTTTAAAAACGTATCTTGAAGGTAATAATCTTTTTACTCTTCGTTACGCCAATTGGCCGAAAGACCTTTTTATGGGAGTTATGCCTAATTCTCAGTTAGGTGACGTTTCTGTTGTAGATGTTGTTACTGATTCTACTACTCGTTCATATCCTGTTTCTTTGTTTTCATCCGCTTCGGGTCCTAATGGAACAAATAAACTTGGTGCTGCTATTCCTAGTGCTCCTTTTAATCAAGCTACTGATAAACCTTCTACTTATAGTTTTTCTATTGATTTTGGTACTGAGAAGTGGGATTCTTCTATTAATGCTAACACATGGGTCGGTGCTGATAATGTTGGTACTGGAGTCTTGGGAGTTACTGTTCCTGGCTCTCAGTTAGCTGCTTCTTTTTCCGTTCTTCAACTTCGTATGGCTGAGGCTGTTCAGAAGTATCGCGAGGTTTCTCAGGTTGCTGATCAGACTGCCCGTGATCAGATTTACGCTCATTTTGGTGTGAGTTTGTCTCCTGCTCTGTCTGATACTTGTTTTCGTGTTGGAGGTTCTGCATCTAATATAGATATTTCTGAGGTTGTTAACAATAATCTTGCCGGTGAAAATCAGGCTGATATTATGGGTAAAGGTGTTGGTACTGGTCAAGGTGCAACTTCTTTTTCTTCTGACGAATATGGTGTTTTGATGGCAATTTATCATATTGTTCCGCTTTTGGATTATGTGATTACTGGTCAGCCTCATGATCTTTTGTATACAAATACGTCTGACCTTCCTTTCCCTGAGTTTGATTCTATTGGTATGCAGTCTCTTCATTTTGGTCGTTTTTTTAACTATAAATCCGATAAGTTTACTTTTGATCCTACTGCTTCTGTGATGGGTTATGTCCCTAGGTTTATTGATCTTAAAACTGATTATGATGAAGTTTACGGTGCTTTCCGGTCTACTTTGAAGTCTTGGGTTGCTCCTTTGGATCCGGAATATTTGTCTAAATGGATTGATAGTACTGTTTCTGCTGGTCAGACTTATTATTCTTTGAATTATGGTTTCTTTAAAGTAAATCCATCTGTTTTGGATAGTATTTTTAAGGTTAAAGCCGATAGTTCTATGGATACTGATCAGTTTTTGTCTTCGTTGTATCTGGATGTTAAGGCTGTCCGGAATTTCGATTATGATGGTATGCCTTATTAAATGTGTTTGTTATGAGTAAAAGTAGAGCTTTTGTTATTTCTGGAATGGCTTCGGCTATTGCTGTTGTTATTCAGCCTATAGAGTCTCTTCGGTTTTATACCGATGAAGATGGATGTATTCACATGAATTCTGATGTCAATTTGCTTATGAATGCTGAGCGTATTCGTAATCAGATTGGCGAGGAGAATTATTTGAATATTATTCGTTCTATTCAGCCCTCTCGGTCTCCTTATAAGCAGAAATTGGATGATGATGCGTTGATTTCTACTTTGAAGTCTCGTTATCTTCAGTCTCCGGCTGAGGTTGATGCTTGGATGTCTTCTCTTGATCAGAAGTATCAGGATATGGTTGCTGAGGTTAAAGATGCTGCTATTGCTGCAGCTCAGTCTAAGGTTGATTCTGAATCTGTTCAATCTACTGAATAATGAATCCGCTTGTTGGTAGCGCTTTTGTTACAGGTGTTTCCGGACTTCTAGGTTCTGGTCTCTCTGGCGGCATGTCTAAACGTGCCGCTAAAGCTTATAATGAAGGACAAAAGGAGATTGCTCAGATGAATAACGAATGGAATGCCCAGCAGGCAGCCATTAATCGTGAGTGGCAAACTTCCGAGCGTGATGCCCAGAATCAATGGACCTTGGAACAATGGAATCGTGAAAACGAGTATAATTCTCCGGCTGCGCAGCGCGCCCGCCTTGAACAGGCCGGATACAATCCTTATATGAATGGACTTGACGGTAATACCGCAGGTACTGGCGTTACTTCTGCCGGTGTTTCTGGTGTAGGTAATCCTACCGCCGAAATGCCTAATCAGGTTCCCGCCGCTTTCAGTATGGATTTCAGTTCTATTGGTAATGCTATTAATTCTTACTATCAGAACCAGCTTTTAGCTAATCAGGCTGAAGGTAAGGATATTGAAAATACTTTCGATTTCCAGTTTGGTAGTGATTTTCGTAAAGCGCAGATAGCGAATCTTATTGATGGCCGTTTTGAGTTTTTGAACCCCTCTTATAGAAATTTTCGCAATCTTTATGCGCCTCAGCAGGCTCTTATAGATCTAGGTAAGTCTCGTCAGGAACTTGCAGGTCTTCGTACTCAGACTCAGCTTACTGCTGCTCAGGCTTTCCTTACTGGTTTGCAAGGCAAAGCACAGGTAATTATGAATAAGTATTTACCTGCTCAGCAGCAGATGCAGCTTTATTCGTACTCCGCTAATTTGTTTTCTCAGTATGCGCAAGGTTTGTTGTCTTTGGCCACGATTAAGAATCGATTGGCAGAATATAATGAATCTCTTGCCCGTACCCGAGGTTTGAATATTTCCAATGAGCAGTCCGAGAAGCTTTCTGAATATTTTATTCGTGCGATGAAAGAGGAATATCAGGCTAATGCTGCTTATTATCGTTCATACAAATCTATTGCCGGTGCTGTTGCTACCGGTCGTGGTAATATGGATATCTATAATTCTCAGCTAGCTCGCCTTCAGAGAGATATGCAGGAATTGTTTGCAAAGCGTGAAGGTCATTCTTTAATGAATCGTAGAGCCTATTTTCGTTCACAGCAGATCTGGCGTGATTTTGTCGGCGGTATTATGTCTGGTGCTGCTGCTGGTACTGGTGTTGGTGCTATGACTAATTTCCCCCGTGCTTCGCACAAGACGGTTAAAGGTTTTGGTTATTAATTACTCCTCCGGTTTATGACCGGAGGAATCTACTCGATTAACATTTTTATATGTTATTTAACATTATATTCTTTGGAATTGCATAATAAAATGCTATCTTTGTAATGTAATCAAAAACAAAGGATATGAAAACAAACAAATTATTTCGGGTTAATGTTGAGAAAGCTAATGCTATTTATTCAGTTTTTAAAACTTGTAATGTTTTTACAATATTGTTGGATGGCACTTTGCTTCCTGTTTACGATTTTAGTGGTAATAACTTCCGTTCGTCTTTGAATAGTCTTCGCAAGTACTATCCTGACTCTGTGGTTAAGTTTCATTTTGAGTCTTCTTTCCATGCTCAGAATACTTTACCTACTCCTTTTCATTTAACTTATTCTGATTGTATTCTGTTCTTTTAGGGCTGTTTTTACAGCCCTTTGACACTGTCCGAAGGACACCATTAACGCAGTGAGAGCGCCGGACGAAGTCCGTGTCGCGGAATCGCGTAAACATCCCAGCGCCCTTGAGTATATCTTCTTACTCTTGCGGCGCTCTTCCTTTGCATTATGTTAACCACGGTCCACGCCGTCAACGAAGTTGACCCGTAAACATCCATTACGTTAGTGAAGCCTACACTTTTGCCCGAAGGGAATCGATGTCACCTTCATCGATTCAACTCTCTTGTCCTTACTATGCAAAAGTGACACTCATTTCCATTGGATTCGAAGAATCCATTGTGCGTTGGCGTGACCGAGCTAGGCGAGCAAATAGACGAAAGTTTATGCCCGGGAGGACACGTAGTGTCCGACTCGCGAGCCGGTATCGCGAGGTCACAGCAGAGGTATTTATTAAATTTTATTTTCTATAGAAATTATCTATACATTTTTTTATTCATTTATTTTTATCTTTCCCTTTTATGTTTTATTATTGTATTGTTATTCACTATAAATAATTGTACTATGTTATTCAAAGTATTAAAGCATGCTAAAAACAATGATCCTCAGCGTCCCGTTGAGCCTGTTGTTTATGTTGTTGAGGAAGCTGAACTTCTTCATTTTCTTCACGAGAATTTAAAGCCTAGTTCTGGAAACGTACTTGTTTTCGATTCTTTCCCCGAGGAGAATCTTTACCTTTTGTCTAACGATAAAGATTAGGTTTTACGTCATGGATACTGCAGAGTTCGTTAATAAGTTTTACACTGAATGTCAACACAAACATGAAGTTATTAACCCTTATACTGGTGATATTATTCTCGTTCCCTGTGGTGTCTGTGATGCTTGTAAGGTTTCTAAGTCTGTTCTTGCTGAAAATCGTATTTATGCTCAGAAATCTGTTTCGAAATATTGTTATTTTGTTAGTCTCACTTACAAAAATGATTTTGTCCCTTATTATGAAGTTGAGACTCAGGAGATCGATGAAGATAATATTGCTGTTCATGCTTTTGTTCGTCCTCGTCGTAGGCTTACTCGTACTTTCACTTTTCATGGTGTTAAGCATACTCGGCCTGTTCTCGGTTTAGCAATGGATCAGCAGTTTGAGTTTGATTTTTCCTGTAAGAAAGAATATTGGAATCGTTACGTTCTTCAGGCAGATCTTTCTATGAAAGGAAAGTATCCTCAGCATGCCGGTCGTTATGGCTTTCTTTGTCATAAGGACCTGTCTTTGTTCATGAAACGTGTACGCAAGCAGATCTTGCTTCGTGATTTAAATTCTGGTCATGAAAAAATACATACATACATTGTGGGAGAGTACGGACCCGTCTCTTTCCGCCCACATTTCCATATCTTATTTTTCTTTAACTCCGACAAACTCGCCAAGAATTTTATCCGAGTTGTTAATTCATGCTGGAAATTTGGACGTGTCGATTGCTCTTCGTCCAGAGGAAAGGCTGAGTCGTACGTTGCGGGATATCTTAATAGCTTTACGTCTCTTCCCTTACATTTCAAAGAAAATCGCTGCATTCGTCCTTTTGCACGATTCTCTAACCACTTTGGATTTCAGTTCTTTTCGTCTGCCATTGAAGAAAGTAGGAAAGGAGACTTTTCTAAACTCCTTGATGGAATCAGCGTGCCGGTTAATGGCAAATATAGAATTATTCGGCCATGGAGCTCGATTATCGATACCTGCTTTTTTCGACCCGTCGCACACAGCCGTCGCACTGTATCTGAATATGTTGCGATATTACGACAAGCTCGGAATATCTGCCAGCGGCCAGCCTACTGGAAGTCATCTATCTTCCAAATCCCCAAACTTATCTACTGGCATTACTACTCGTCCGACCGACAAAGCCAGACGGTAAAAGAGTTGTCTGAAGATTCTGTTATGACCGATATTATGCAGTTTCTTCATATCGATCCTACCCGAGGTGCTCTTGGTGATGAGTTTTTTGAGCGTTT